ATGGTTAGCACCAAAGTACGGCAAAGAATATTTCATTGACTTTGATTTCACGGTAATAAGTGAAATGCAAGAGGAGGTCGACAAATTAGTTGCACAATTAGCCGCAGCGTGGTGGGTTACACCAAACGAAAAACGTGATGCAATGAATTACGCTACGGATAAAGAAAATGCGTTTATGGATGATTATTTCATCCCGGCTAATTTAATGGCACAGAATCCATCAATGCCATCATTGGAGAATCCAAAATCATTGGATATTCAGTATTCAACAAAGGCGGCATCAAATGAAATGTATGATGACTATCCAAAGAAAGCATCATTGAATGCACAAAAGATGTTGGATTGGAAACAGGAATACCCGGATGAAATTCGTGGAGGCACAGAAATAGGTTGGACACGTGCAAGACAATTAGCAAACCGTGATGAAATCAGCCGTGACATTGTAAGCAGAATGGCGCAATTTAATCGCCATCGCCAAAACGCAACGATTGCAGATGAATATAAAGATACCCCGTGGAAGGATGCAGGATATGTGGCTTGGAACTTATGGGGCGGAACTGAGGGTGTTGATTGGGCAATCAAGAAAATAAAGGAAATAAATGCCGTTACCGAATCCTAATAATGGCGAAAGCCAAAATGATTTTATGGCCCGTTGTGTTGTTGATCCTAATATTGTCAATGATTTTGGCACTATTGATCAGCGTGTGGCGGTGTGTAGCAATCTATTTAATCCACAGAAAGAAACAAAGGCGCAGAAAGATTGGGAGAATGATTTTGAAAACCAATTGACCAAAGCGGAACGCATATCAGTTCGTGATTTTACTGAATTTTACAAAGCCGAATACAACGATGCCATTGACCTATTTTTAAGAGTTAAGGCAATGACACCGGCAACAGCACAGGGGTTTTTTCAGGATAGCAAATATGTTGGAATGTACGAGGGTATGTATTCCAAAATCGGTTTACAATTTGCCAATTGGTATTCAAAAAACGTGCAGAAATATATGCCAAAAGCCGATCCGGCTAATATGCAATCTATTTGGGCGAACGCATTTGCATTTATGGGGAATCAGGTGGCAGGGCAACGTGTCACGTTAGTATCGGCAACAGCACAGGCAACATTGACAAATACAATTCGCCAATTTATGTCCGATCCTGTTTTTATGTCATCTGGGGAGGTTGTACAATCAAAAATGTTGCGACAAAAATTTGATGGGTTGGCGGATTATCAAGCACGTAGAATTGTTAGAACGGAGGCAACAAACGCAGCCAATTATGCAACAGAACAGGCAGCGGTCAATTTGTTTGCCGGTCAGGATTTAACTAAAACGTGGCGATCTGGATTTGATGCAAGGGTGCGAGATGCACACAGGGCAGCCAATGGGCAGGTTGTGCCATTTAATAGCAAATTTTCGGTTGGTGGGGAGTCATTACAAAGGCCGGGCGATCCTAATGGATCAGCAAGCAATGTAATCAATTGCCGTTGTTCAATGATTGTATTGCCAAAGGCAAATGCAAACACAATTGGTGAGCCAATTACAGACATTGGATTTGGTATTGCACAGGCAACCATAATTGATGCAATTAATAGTGCTGAAATAATAACAGGTGCAACAGGTGCAATTGTGGCTGAGGAAAATTTGGGCGGATAAAATTAATTTTTGTATTCCGTTTTCTAATTAGCAATTTGACTAATTTTGAGCAAAAGAAAGGTTATGATTTACAAACAAACATCCATTGGGATTGATGACATTGATGAGGCAAACGGTATTGTTTCTGGATATGGTTCAATTTTCGGCAATATTGATTCAGATAATGACATCATTTTGCAAGGTGCATACACCAAAACATTATCTGAAAACGGATCACGTGTAAGATATTGCAACCAACACAGAATCGATCAGCCATTAGGTAAATTCACAGAATTACGTGAGGATGGCACAGGATTGTATTTTGTTGCGGAAGTTCCAAAAACAAGAATGGGTGAGGACATTTTGTTGTTAATGAAAAACGGTGTGATCACGGAAAATTCCGTTGGTATTATGCCCATTGTAAAGAATTACAGACAGGATGGTGTGCGTGAATTGAAAGAAGTGAAGTTGTACGAAATTTCGTGCGTTACATTAGCCGCAAACCCAATGGCATTGATTACAGATGCAAAAGGTGAAATCAATCAGGAGTTATTGGCAAAACGTTTTGATGTTTTAGCCAAAATGATAAAAAAAGAAAACGTATCCGATGAATTAGGGTATGCAATCGAAGGTGAGTTGATGAAATTAAAATCATTGTTTATTGATGTTACCACACGGCCGGCAAAAATTGTCACCGTGCCGGAAGTTAAACAGGTTGAGATTTCCGAAATATTTTCATATTTAAACAAACAAATTAAGTCAAAATAAGATGACAGAAGAAATCAAAAATCAATTAGATGAATTGAATTCAGCTATTGATAGCCGTATCGCAAAAGCGGAAGGCCAAGCAGTTGCATCAGCAACAGGAAAAGCGGATGAGTTATTAAAATCCGAAATCAAGAATTTAGAAACTAAATTCACAGAAATCCACAGCCGTATTGATGCAGCAGAAGTTGCAGCAAAGAAAACAGCATCAGGAGCAAACGCACAATCATTCAAACAATCTTTGATTGATGGTATCACAAAGGGTGGTTTAGATGGTTTAGTAAATGGCAATAGCCGTTCAGCTAAATTTGAGATCAAAGCAGGTGATATGACCGTTGCAAACAATTTCACAGGTGAGGTTATCCCTGCGCAATATGTTCCGGGTATCAAATACGATCCAACACGTCCTGTACACGTTCGTCAATTATTGGCGCAAGGTTCAACAACATCTGAGGTTGTTCGTTACGTACGTGAAACAGCATATGACAATGGAGCAGGTGCAGTTGCACAAGGATCAACATTGGCTGAATCAGATTTCGATCTTTCAGCAATCGATGCAAACGTTCAGAAAATCGGTACTTATTTCCGTATTTCTGAAGAAATGTTAGCAGACACGCCACAGCTAACATCATATTTGGCAGCACGTGCGCCAGAGAAATTATTGACTGTTGAAGATGCACAATTGCTTTATGGTAACGGTACAGCACCAAACATCAGCGGTATTTCTACATCAGGTGCAACAGCGTTTGCAGCAGGTGCGTTTGCAGATACAATTACAGCAGCAAACCAATTTGATGTTTTAACCGTAGCGATCAACCAATTAGCATTGGTTAATTATCGTCCTGATTACATTATGTTGAACCCAACAGATTTTTCAAAAATCTTGTTATTAAAGGCGACAACAAACGAGTATTTAAAAGATCAGGTTTACGCAGGTTTACAGCCACAATTCTTAGGAATTCCGGTTGTTGTAAATACAGCGGTAACAGCAGGAACATATCTTGTTGGAAACTTTGCAATGGCTACTCAATTATGGGTACGTGAGAATCTTTCATTGGAGTTTTTCCGTGAGGATGGAACAAACGTACGTGATGGTTTTGTGACCGTTCGTTTGGTAGAGCGTATTGCATTAACAAACTACGCACCACTTGCAATTGTGAAGGGTGTATTTGCAACGGACATCGCTGCAATCGGGGTTTAGTTTTAATACAATTCCAAATTAAGAGAGGCCACCTAAATTTTGGGTGGCTTTTCTTTTTATATTTGTTCAAAAAATAGCACAATTATGGGCAAAGTTTTAATGAAAAAAACGGTATTTGATAACAAATCAGGATACCACAAAGCCGGTGAAATTGTAACATTATCGGCCGATGTTGAAAGACATTATTTGGCAAATAATTTTGGTACAAAGGTTGAAGATCAGCCAGAAGTTATTGCACCAATTGTGGAGGCCGTAGAGGTTGAAACAAAAGAGGAAAAAATAGTTTACAAGACAAAAGGCAACAAAGCAAAAAAGGATGCGGCAGATCAAGATTAATGATGTAATTGGTGTCCCAATTATTTCACGTGCAGATGCAAAAAATTACATTCGTATTGATACAACGGCAGATGATACGTTGATTGATATGATGATTGAGGCAGCGCACACAGCGGCTGAAAATTATATGAGCCGGGATATTATCGCAAAGGAACGCACATATTATTTGGATTATTCTGATTCAGGTTTTATTGATGTTCCATTTGGGCCGGTGGCATCCGTTGATGAGGTAACGGTCAAAGATGTTGCGGTTTCATTTACCGTTTACGGATTAGGCGATCCAATTGTGGAAATAACCCCATTAGGAACAAATATTAAAATTGATTTTACAACGGAGGGAATGAGTGATGGCCTATTGAAACAGGCATTGTTAATGATGGTTTCCACATATTATGATAATCGTACAGATTTCGTGACAGGAATGACCGTGAATGAAGTTCCAAGCGCATCCGCTAAATTATTGGATGGCATAAAATCTGTATTTATCTAATGGCAACAAGCAACAACGCATCAATTTTAAAACAACGGATTCTGATTAAACGTTTATCACGCACATCAGATGGATTTGGTGGCACAACACCGGGTGGATATGTAACCATTGACACCGTATGGTGCAGGGTAGAGGAAACCAAAGGGCCAATTGATGAAAGAATGGGAATCAGGTTGAAATCAACGGAAATTGAAATCACTATCCGAAAGGAAACGGCTGATTTGATTGCCAATGAAGATGTGTTGCAAGTTGAGGGATTTTCGGCATTGTATCGCATCAATTCCGGATTCCAAACGTTTGAGAATTTTTGGGTTAAAATGACAGCCACCAAAATTGAGGGATAATGGCAAAGAAAAGCGGTGTTGATTCGAAGCAATTAGCCGATTTGCAAAATAAGATTGAACAATTAGGCAAATTATCCAAACAGGAATTGTCTAATGAATTGGTAAAAACTGCAATGTTTGCAGTTGCAGGAATGAAAACTGATGCCAGACACGACACCGGTAATTTGAGAAATCAAACCGGATTTGAAAGGCAAAATGAAAATACGGTTGTAATATTTTCACGTGCGCCATATGCGCCATATGTAGAATTTGGCACAGGTAGATTGGTAGATTTACAGCATTTAACAAAATTAGGATTCCCGGCATCGTATGCAATGCAATTTAAGGGTAAAGGGATCAAGAAAGTAAATTTGCCGGCACGGCCTTTTTTCTTTACAAATTTGCGTAAAGAATTAGGCGATTTAAAAAATAGGTTAGAAACCAAAATTAAACAATTGACAAAATAATGTTAGAACCGATACAATTTATCCGTAAGGCAATTATCACACGTTTGACAAATAATGTGGTGATTGGTGGTGTGACATTTGGTGTTTATAACCGTGTGCCATCAACGGCATCGTTTCCGTACATTTTGGTGTATTCTGTTTCATCCGATGAAACCGATTTTAATCAATCATCGTATATCACAGAAACAATCACACGGATTGAAGTGGTGACACGTTTTCAATCTGATTCAGGCGGTGAAATCACAGCCAACAGCGCAATCAATAGAATTTTAGAATTAATTAGAACACGATCAAACGGATATTTTGATTTATCAGCGGATGGATTTAATGTATTTACGTGCGTAAAGGAGTCATCAACGTATATTGTGGATGATGAACCAGATCACACGTATTTTCGTGGTATTTTAGAAATAAGCAATAAAATCCAACAAACAATTTAAAATGGAAACAAGGGATGCCATTATTGGCCTAGCATCATCAACAGTCACGGCATTTATATCGTGGATATTAGGGAAACGCAAAGAAAATGCGGACATAAGTACAATACAATTAGAAAATTCCCAACGTGTGATTGATATGGTAACCCAAATGAATGAAAAGTTGGAAGCGAAAGTGGATCAATTGAGCAAAAAAGTTGATGAATTGACCGTTGAAATTGAAAACCTGCGTGAGGAAAACCACAAATTAAAGCACGGAAAACCTGCAAAAAAGAAAGAGGAAAACGAATAATGAAAGATCAAATCACATTGGATAGAATCAAATTGATGCACCCGAAATTGCGTGCGGAAGTTGCGATAATTTACGATGAAATTGTGAACGCATTAAGAGGTAAAGCATTTTGCAGATTTACGCACACGTTGCGCACATTTAAGGAACAAGAGGCAATATATGCACAGGGTAGAACAAAGCCCGGCCCGATCGTTTCAAAGGCAAAACCGGGATTAAGTTTACACAATTACGGATTAGCAATTGACATCGTTTTAATTGATGGCAAATCTATTTCGTGGGATATGAAAAAGGATTTTGATGGGGATGGCAAAGCAGATTGGATGGAGGTTGTGGCCGTGTTCAAAAAGTACGGATGGGAATGGGGTGGTGATTGGAAAAAATTTCCAGATGCGCCACATTTTCAAAAAGCATTTGGGAAAACACCATCGCAATATTTAGCATTGTGGAATGCTAAAAAAGTGGATGCAGATGGATATGTGATTTTGTAGGATATATTTATCATTATTGTCAAAATGTGGGATTAATGTTGAATATAATCAACATAATTAAATGTAAAATATATTCATAAACATATAAAATCTAACAAATCATTGTAATTATATCCAAAAGCATATAAAATGAAAAAATTCCTAATCATTGCCATTGTTTTGTTTGCAAGTTGCAAACCATCAAAAACAATTATCAAAGAAAATACGATTGTTAAATACGATACGATTCACACATCGGATGTGATTTATAAAACAAAGGCAATCCGTGATTCAATTATCATCGAAAATCCGTGCGATTCTACGGGCATTTTAAACAAGTTTTATTCGAAATTTGTAATACCACAAGGCACAATCACATTGCGTTCAACACGTGGCAGAATTGAGGCCAAAATCGACATTGATTCAATCGAATCTGTGTACAAATCCAAATACCAATTGTCAAAATCGGACAATGTTCGAATTTCAAACAAAGAGGTGATCAAAAATGTAGTGCCTGCGTGGGCCATTATTACCATCTTTTTTGAATCGGTCATCATTATCGGATACGTGTTTTATAAAATG